GCCATTCGCCTCCCATACTGACCTTGGAACAAATGGCGCCACCGCCTCGACCCGCTGATTCAAAATCAGGTTGCGAAACTCCGGCTCGTTGGCCGGCATGTCAATCGCCTGCTTGCACTGCTTGCGCACATCCTCGAGCGACCGGAATATCCCAAGCGCAGGATTCGCCGCGGCCCACGCCTTCGGGTCATCCAACTGACAATCGGCCGGCGCGGCGTAGACGTGGCACACAACGCGAGGGTCTGGTGCGTTCGCTTGCGAGTCGATCCATGTTGAGAACAAATCAGCATCTGTCGGCGCCTGCGTGCTGATCGCGATCAGCAGTGGGTTGCTGTACGCGCCCTGAGCCGATGTGATGGCTGAAACAAACTTGTCAGTCGGCCCGATGATCTGGCCCACCTCATCCAAAATTGCGAGGATTGGCGAAAGTCCGTGAGCGGTCTTCCCCTCTGCCGACAGCGCTCGGTACAGGACGTTGCGCGCCAAACCGATCAGGCGCTTGCCGCTAGGCTGAATCCTTACCAATTTCGCGAGGACCGGCGACATCTCGATCATCTTGCGGGCAAGCTCAAACACCACCGCGGCTTGCTCTTTCGACTGCGCGCCGCTGACAATCTGCGAGTTCTGGACAGCCTCCGGCCCCACCAGGTGAGCTAGCAGGATGGCGCCAATCAGGGCGGTCTTTCCATTCTTGCGCGCGATCGACAGGTAGGCGCTGTGCGTCCCTACCGGGTTATCGTAGATCTCAAGGATGAACTTGCGCTGAAAGTGCTCCAGCCTGATCGGCTTGCCAATGTGATCGCCTTCTGGCGCCAGGCAATACTTCTCGATGAACGCGCAAACTTTTTCACCGCGGGTCAGCGGCTTCTTGAGGCAGTACTTATCGTCAGAATCCAGGGCTGCTGTTTTGACCGCCTTCGACTTACGAGGCGAGGAGGCCGTCATCTTCTTCTTCGAGCTCGTCGCGCAACTTCCTCGACTGACGCTCGACCTTTCGCTTACCAGCCTCGTCGCGCGTGTCGCCGGCGATGCGCCCACCCATGCGGAGCGTCCGCATCAGCGCCATCTCGCGCCGCGCAAGCTGCTCCATGACGGTCGTGCGCGGGTTCATCACCGGAGTGCCGCGATCATTCTTGATAACCCGGCCCTCAAGGCGCAGCGCTGCATCCTCTTCCGCCATATCAGCCTGGCATTGCGCAAGCTGGCCGGCAACCACCAAATCAACCTCAATCCATTCGTCCCTCGCGCGCGCGCGCACAACGCCCGCCCAAAAAGGCAAAGCAGAGGGGGTCAAAACTACACATTCTGGAATCTCGACGTCGGGTTTTGATGCATCAACCATGGCCTTTACGGCGCTGGCTGCTGAATCCGCCCTCGTCCGCTTTGGCTTGGCTGTCATCTGGTCGGCGTTTTGTGGGTTAGCGTTAAATCGGAGGGGGAGCGCGGTCCTGTGTAAGGTGCTTCTCCAAAGATGTTACCCGCCCCCCCTACTACATGCAGTGGTCAGCGCGCCGATCCGTGATGAAATCCCGCGAATCCTGGCACTCCGTTGGCATCAGCTACTAGATGTAGTAATCGGCCATCCATCCTCGCCGATGACCACCTTCTCGCGCTTCTTCTTCCCCTGCTCTTCCTCAGTCTTGACGAGGTGGCACGGGTTGCAAATCGCCTGCAGGTTCGCATGCGCATCGATTCGCTCTTGACTCCACCTAAACTCTTTGGCCTTGGCTTTGCTTACTATGTGATCTACGGCGTGCGCCGGGGTGCTGATGCCGATCTTGGCGCAGGCCTGGCAGAGCCCTGCATCGCGGATCATCACCGCCTTGCGGGCTCGCTCCCAAGCAGCGCCGTAACCTCGCGCCTGCCTGCTCTCCTTGCCCCAGGCCATATCAATCCAGCGGCACACTCACGCGGACCGACTCCATGGAAGCGTGTAGACTGTTGTCAAGCACGCACGTATTCCAAAGTCGGTGTGGCATCACCGTCAAGCCGACCGTCAGCCTTCATCGCAACCACGCCGGCGCAGAAAATCGCGCTGATCGTCTCGGGCTGGATGTTGTAGCGCGCTGCGAACTTCTCGATCATCACTGCTGGCGCCTCGATAAACGTTGCGCCTTTCGATTCTGTATTGCCTACCATGGGATACCCAATGCAAAAGAAGGAACAAACCGACAGTTTTCTGGCTGAAGATGAGAACGGAAAAGTGGTGACGATAGTTGAGCACACCACATTCACGCTCTATAAGCCAATCGCAGAGGCATCGTCATGGATACCAGGCTCAAGATCGTTCTCGACATCTAGCGGCGGGCCAATCAACTACCTCGATGGCGACCGGTACCAAGACGTCATGACCGACGCCGTGCTTACTAGGCGCCGCTAGACCTTACCTCGCATCCGGCACTTGCCGCACTACTGCATCAATCGTCTGGCCCGCTGTTCCGTATCCCTTGTTGCGCAGGATGGTCTTAGCTGTCTCGCACTCGGCCAGGTGATGGGCAAGGCTGTCAAGCTGTGCGGTGTCGGTGTTGTTCGCGGCGTTGACTATCAACTCGCGCCATTGTCTGGTGTTCATGCTGTGGTAGTGCCGGGAGTGTGGCGCTTGGCCTGCTTCAGGTCGTACTGCAGCATGCAGAGGTCGAAGCAGATCATCTCCCATACCATGCGCTGGGCTGGTGTCATATGCCGGGCTTCCTGTCGCACTTCATCGCGCAACCTCGATCTTAACGCCGCGCGTCACCCACTTGGCAATCTGGTCAGCACTCTGCTCGCGCCCGGTCAGGTGATACCAGGTCACCATCGCATAGCAATATGGCTTGACCCACCATGCCAACTTGACCTGCATCGTGATAGAGTCAACCTTCATGCGCCGCCTATGCCGTCACTACCAACCGGGCAAACCTTGCTGATGATGCGCTTGGGCCACATACAAACCTCTTGTAAAGAACCACCCGCATGTAAGCGAGCGGCGAACCGGCGCACTTGTGGTGCGGCAGATGGGGAGAATGAAGTTGATGGCCGGTACTGACTTCCGACTTCTGCGTGGTCCGCACTTTGCAGGTACGTTGATCTGAGTAGCATGTCCCATGGAATCAACCAAGGGCTCAGCGGCCACTCTCCCGCAGTGCTTTAGGAGCAGCCCGCCTGCACGGGTCTCCTATCGTTAGCGCATCAGCCTGCGCATTCACCAACACGGCTGATGACTGGTGCGCTCCGCCGGGCACTCCCAGCAGCCAATCATCATGCGTGTTGAGCCTCGTTTCGAGAGGCGGTCTTCCAACGTGCTATCTTGTCATTTCTACACAACAATTAAAGAATGGGGTTTCCATGGCAAAGATTACGGATGTAACTTTTAACTTCGAACTCAAATCCGGAAGCGCGGTGATCGCACGCGATCTGACGTTCGAGAACGGTGACAAGATCGCATTTACAGTATCCGTTCCGGATGCTGCTCAAAAGACGATTTCAACACTTCACAAAGAATCTGCCGAACTGGTAATCAGTCTTCTTCAGGAATGGATTAAACCGGCGCCGAAAACGATTTAATTAATTGGGAAGCCGAGCTCGTCGTACTTGGCTTCAGGCTGCGTTCGCACCACGCTTGCTCCACACAAAGGCGTGAACGTGGTCAGCACCGGGTCGCCCGCGCCGATAGCGCGCAAGGCGGCAGAAACTTCTTGCGCCGCGATCTTGACTCGCTCAAGGCCGGCGATTGCGGCCTCGATACCATCAATCTTGACCGCGATTTGCAGGGTGCTTGCCGGCTTCTCTTGTTCGATGATCATGTCTTGCTTTCGTGGTGCTACGTTATTCTTCAACCATCAGTCTCGGCCCTCCCGGGTCTGCTTCGTAGGTCGAAGCAAGTCCCAGCCCAACTCTGTCCTGATCGTCTTCGGATCGGGCGGCGGGGCTTTCTTTCGCTCAGGCGCGCGCATCCAATCCCTTATCTGCTGGGGCGTGGGATGCGTTACCGGAGTCATTACATTCTCGAAACAAGCCAAGCGGCTTTGAGCGATGCCCAGCGGCCGTAGATGGCGCGCCAGCCGAGATACGAACGCACGAAGCGGCACGGCCAAGGGCGGCGCTTGGTGTAGATGACATTCGACATACGGGCCTCGCGAAGTGGCGCGACAAATGCTATTTTTGCATCACTGAGGAAATTGCCTGTTAATATTATTACCCCATCGACACAAGGAGGTTCTAATGGCAGCTTTCAATAACAGCGGTGCTTATACTCACGCGATTGCAGTGGTATCCGCAGGACTGCAGTCCGGCGCTTTGAAGCTAAACGGCCCAGGGATGGGTGACTCGGCCGCAGAGAAGGATGCGAAGTACCTCAACGATCTAATCAATTCGCTTGCGAAAAATCTGCAGGCCAGCTAATGCAAAAAGCCCGCGACCTTCCGGGGCGGGCTTCACGTATCACTTATCTCGTACAGATGAGCAAGCGTAGCACAATATAACGCGAAGCCTAAAGGCGGTCAAGCAACTTTCCGCGAAATTTCGCGCAGCGCTTCGGCTCGATCTTGCGCCTCGATTTCCAGGTCGTGCAGCCCATCCATCACCGCAACGTGCAGAGCGTGCAGCCGGTTGTAGACCGTGACCTCACTGCATCGCAATTCGCTCGCTATGCGCTTCACCGTCATGCTTCCGGCCAGGTAGAACCATTGCGCCACTTCGAATTGCTGCGGCGAGTTTGCACGGATGCGCACAATGACAACCTCGATTTCTTCTTGTGCGGCCGTCTCGGTTATCGGACCAGCGCCAGCGCCACCGTGAATTTGAACCAGAGCGCAATAGTTCGATTTCGACGGGTAGCCAAGACCACCATCGTCGCGGCGTTTGCACCAGACGGACCAATCGATCAAGCGCCTGTGGATGTATTCGATCATATTTTCCTCGGATAAGAGTCCGTTATGTTGTTGAAACTGCAGGCCCATCGTTCCACGGTTCTCCGGAACGGAAAAACCAATTTGCTACTTTCCAAAGCCGCGGCGCATTGGCTTCTCTTCCTGTGCTGGTGGGCGCCATGGGTTCGGCAGATCGTTGAATCGCGTAATGCTGCCGGTGTAGCCGAGCGCGATAGTTCCGGGCTCGCCCTGGCGCTGCTTCACCGATTGAACCTCGCAGATGCCCCTGTCTCTCGTGTCTGGGTTGTAAATCTCGTCGCGATACAAAAACAAGATGTTTGCGGCATCCTGCTCGATCGCCCCCGACACCGCCAGGTCGGCCATGATCGGGCGCTTGTTCGGACGTTTCTCGCACTCGCGATTGAGTTGACATAGCAGCACGACCGCGCAGTCGAGTTCCTTGGATAGCGCCACCATTGCGCGCGTGTGCTCGCCGACCGCCTCATAGCTCTTGTCCGATCGGCCGCCTGTGATGAAGCTCAGTTGGTCGACCACGATCAGGTCGAGCCCCGCCTTGCGCTTGACCGCCCTCGCCTTCGCGCGGATCTCCAGCATGTTCAGGCCAGTCTTGTCGTCGATGAAAAAATTCAGCTTTTGCGAGTTGATAAACGCCGCGGTCATTGTCTCCCAATAGACCGAGCTATCTTCGGAAGGCTTGCGCAGCCACTTGATCGGGATGGCGCCCAGGGCCGCTACGTTCCGGTCGCTCACCTGGTCGCGCGACATTTCCATGCTCAGGAACAGGGATGTGCCCCAAGCAGAGACATTGCGCGCCAAGCCAAGGCCGGCGGCCGTCTTGCCCATTCCTGGTCGCGCCGCGATTACGGTAAGTGTGCCGCGCTCAAGCCCACCATCGAGCATGTCGTCAAGGTCGCGATGCCCGGTGCTGATGGGCTTGATTGCCCCGCTCATCCGCTGCTGCAGCACCTCGGAGTAGTCGCCCAACATCGAATCCAGACGCATCGGTTCCCCTGACGTCTTCTTCTGCGCCAGGGATTCGAGCTTGGAAGCCATCAGATCAACGCAGGAGGCTGCGGGCTGATGCGATGCTGCCAGTTCCCGCATTTCGATCGATAACGCCACCAGCGCCCGCTTATCGGCCTTGTCGCCGACAATTGCGGCGTGGTGCGCGATGTTGGCGGCGCTGACCGACGATTGACGCAAGGTTGATAGGTACTTGAGGCAGTCGTCGACAGATCCGTCCAGCTTCTCGAACACGGTCAAGGCATCAGCACGGCGGCCGGCGACGACCTGGCGCTTGATCTCATCGAAAATGAGCCGATGATCAAGCCGGTAGAACTGGCTGGCATCGAGGTCGGGGGCGCGGTCAAGCGCATCGTTGTCGGCCAGCAGCGCTCCCAGGACGGCCTGCTCGGCGCGGATTGAGACGGTATGGTCTTCGTGTTCGGTCATGGTGCATCCCGGTGATATTTATTTTCCAACGTCTTCGCAAAACCGCTGGGCGAGAAAATGAAATCGATGTCGGCAACAAAAGCCGGCTTGCCGGGCATGGGCGGGGACAGTCCCGTTAGGAACTTGGATTCCGAGCAGATCCCGAAGAACTCCCGCCAAGCGGCGAGGCCGGCCGACTTGGTCGTGTAGCCAAACGGCGCGCAATCCAACTTCGATGCTTCGATCCATCGCGCCTTGATTGCGCTGCGCCGTGCATCGCTCAACACCTTGACTCGGGGATTGTTTGGCATCAGCTCGTGATACGCGTCGACCAATGCTCCGGCCGGGCATTGCCGAACGTCGTCGGCAGACGACGATGCAGTTGATGTATCTGGTTTATGGTTATTGGTTATTGGTTCTTGGTTAGTTTGTGATCGGGTTTCGTTAGCTACCCCGGTCGGTAGCGGATCGGAACCTGTAGCTAACCCGCTGGGTTTCTCTTCGGATGCGACGGCTTTCTTTGGCCTGCCGCCAAGCTTCCCGTTGGTTTGTGCAGTGGTCGCCTTCTTGTGATATTCGGCGATCACACGTTCGCAAGTGTCCTGGCGGTAGCCGTCGTCGGTCTTAATGAATTTGAAGCGCAGCAGGCGTTCTACAATGCGCCGCTCGTCCTCTGACTCGGCGCCGATCAGGTCGCAAAGCACGTCCAAGTCGAGCGCGAGCGGCTGTTCCGAGTCGTAGTAGACATCCAGCATGTCGCGGTAGATCCAGCGAGCCTGCCGGGACATGTTGACCGTCCCAGACCGGAAATCGCCAATGTGGAAAGGAAAGTAGTTCATAAGGCTACCCCTCTTGAACCTGGTCGACCGTGTACAACTGGCGATACCGATCAGGACTCGCGAACAGCGAGCATGAATCACCTTCGACATCGGGCGCGGTCCACTGCTGACCAACTGCGACCGGCGCCAGATGACGCGCGCAGCCCGCGCAAGCTGCGATGCCGCCCCCCATGCACTTGTGCAGATCAGCGCGCGGGTGCAGGGTTGGGGTATCGTTGCCGTTCAACGCTTCGACCAGGAACGCGGTGACATGTACCGGGCCGCCAGCGCCAGCAGCGGTGTCGATGACCGCCCGCGGCGGCGTGACCGCGCTCATGCCGCACCTGCTTGCTGGATGATGTGAGCACGCTTCAGAGCGGCGCCGTCAAAGCGGTACATGGCAAGCACGCCGTTGAGGTTGCGAAGTGTGATCGTCGTGACCCCGTTTATTTCCTTCACTTCGCTGGCGTCGCTTGGCTGATCGACGCCGCCGGCCTTCAAGTACGCAATTCGGGCGCGCTCGATGAGGTTCGAGTCGGATTGATGCTGGGCCGCGGCGATCATGCTGCGCCACCGCTTGCTGCCGCTGCAGCCATTGCCGACCGCGCGTCCGAGACCACTGCTTGGCGCGCTTTCATGCGGATAGGATCGGCAAACGAGAATCCTGCAACCTGCAGGGCGCCGGCTGCTGCCTTTCTCTGCTTCGTGGACATCTGCGCCATCAAGACTTGGATGACGATTTCCGCCTTGCCAACTTCACCAAGCAGCGGCGCCACTTGCTCAATTTGCTCGATGATCACCGGGTCGTCTTTTCCGGCATCGTACCCGGACAACCAGGCCAGCAGTTCATCGGGCGTGCAATCTGGAGAAATAATGTCGCCATCTTTGTAAGCATTGAACGCCTTTGCGCAACCGACGATTGTGATGCCGAGTTTTGCGGCAAGCTTGTTGGTCACAGGGTCGATCTTTTGAAAGTCGGCACTGTCCAGGGTCCTGACATTGGTTGGGCTGGTCATATTTTCCTCGGTCGACGGATGGGAATTCAAAGCGGAAGCGCGCACGGCTCCCGCAACCGGCGTGCCGGCTGTTGTCGTAGTTTCCATGGGATGCTCCTTACGCGGACTGGCGCGCGGCCGTCAGGCTGACGACCAGGGCCTTAATTTCGTCCTGGGTCTTCCCGGCGATACGCGCGGAGAGGATGGCGTCGATCTCCCGCGCCGGCCAACCAACAGCTCTTGGGCCCAGTTGGATTGCGCGCGTGATCAGTCCTTGCGAAACATGTAGGTGAATTGTTGAGTCGGCGATACTGAGAATCGCTTTGAGGGCCGGCTTGCGGTAAATTTGAGTGCTACTTGCGTTCATTTCCATGCCTTAATAAAAAGGCAAAAGCTTCCAAGTGACAGTTTCTGGCCTCCGTTCGATACACAAAACGTTTACCAATTGGTAAATCACTGCCATACTAACGGCGTCCCTTGACCAGGACTGCAACACCGTTTTTGGTTGCTTCTGCGACTATTGACGTTTGGGAGGGCCTTTCAATGTTCTCTAGACAGAGATTGGCCCGACCCCGTTCTCACTTCGCACTGGGCGTTCGTCTAGTGCTTTATC